GTCCCAGCCATATCAGGCACACGGCTTGAACCACTCCAAGTACCCCAAGTATCTAAAGCCTGTCCGCTAGTTGTAAAATTACCTCCATAATGCTGTGCTATTTGAATATTGAAACCATTTCCATTATCGTTATTTACTGATAAACCAGAAGCGCCAGGAATCGTTTTTATTACCTTAGTCCAAGTATTAGCACTTAAAGCAAAGGAGGCAACATAGTGTTTGTCTGAATCTGGTACATAAATGAAATAATAATATGTCATTGCAACACTAGATTTAGCCCAAAAAGAAAAAGTTATTTTTGAGGAAGTACTACCTGAATTAAAACCTGAGTTTGCAATATCTTGTGCTTCTACATTATATCTTATATCTCTATAATCACCTGCATCAGCAGCTGCTGTAGCATTGGTAACTTTAAGTGCTTTTCTGAAACCTAAAGTATATGGAGTATCAGAAGAAGAAATATCAACCTGTTCCTGTGTTATTGCACCACCACCGTTCATTGGTTTCATTCTATCTATAGTTGCATAACCGTTACCCGAATGTGAAGTGGCACGTTGAGCCACTTGCATAGCTCCGTTGATTATAATATTTCTTCTACCACCGATCTGAGTTCCGTTGATATTCGCACAAGTGATTCCAATACCAGATGCTTCGATACCTGACTCGGATATCGTAACTCCAGAACCAACTATAACTGTGGAACTCGTAGTAATACCAGTTGTAAATACATCACCATCTGAACTAATAGTGACTCCTGATCCCACTTTAACAGCAGATACAGTAGTAACACCAGCAAGAACAGCACCACCACTCGGATCAAGGACTATTGCGTCCGTTGATCCTGCCGTATCTCGTAGTTTATTTACCTTAAGTGTGCTCATTGATATACTTTTTAGTTATTTATGATGATGGTTAATTAATTAACATGCCATAAGAACACATGGATATGCTTTAGAACCATCAGCATATGTAGCAGTTGATGTAGTAGAAGTTATCTTTGCAACTGTCTTACTACGAACAATATCATCTGATTGTGGTTTTGCAGTACCATCACCAGCAGATTCTAATAAATCGCCTCTGGCAACAGTAGTAGATGCAGCAACACGAATAACCATATCACCAGTCATTGCAACATAAAAATCATTTGTATATTCATCGTCATCATCATCCCATGTCCAAAAGACACCAGCAACATCTTTATCACCTTCAACATCAGATACTTTAGTCTTGTTTAACTGTTGATTATCTTCTCCAGTCCATTCACACATTGCATCAAGGTTACTCATTACAGTTCCTTGATAAATTGTGGGTCTATCTGACTTAACATTAGTGGATATTCCAACTAATTGTGACCAGCGACTTAAATGACCACCATTATAACTAACCGTTGAACCTGATACTGAAATATTACCTTCTTGAGTACCAGCGTGATAGAATCTCATTAAATGTCCATCAGTACCAGTCCTTCCAATTTCCGAGGGAACATCACTTTCTCTGTTGGCGCCAATAAATCCAATTGCACCAAATGCAGCTCCTTGATAAGCTGATGCAGCTGGAGAATTATAACTATGGGGGCCAACATGAATCCAACCATCATTATCAATACTAAGTCTTTGAGCTAATGATCCTCCACTTGATGACGTATAAAATTTTATTCTTCCATCATCTTTATTACCTGTATCATCACCAGCGGTTAAATATATTGCAGCAACTTCATGGTTATTATTCCACTTTGCATTTATAATTCCTAAAGCATTATCTGCTGATGTTCGTGCAGCACTAAACTGTAGGTTTGTATATTCATTTGCAGTATTAACAAACTTTGCACCTAAACCCTGTGTTGTTGATGATACTTGTAATACGTCACTTCCAAAAGTTAAGTTTGATTCACCCTGTATTGCATTTGCACCTGTGACTGTACAGACTGTATCATTTGTTGATCCTGATAGTGCTGTTACACCAGTTAAATTTGCACCACTTCCAACAAAACTTGTTGCTGTAACTCTACCATCACCAATCGTGACTCCAGTTCCAACTGTGATTGAAGTAACACCGACAGCACCATTTGCGTCCTTACTGATGATAGTTCCATCATTCGGTAGTGTAATAGTGTTATTACCAGACGCCGCAACAGGAGCTATTTCAGTATAGCCTGAACTTGATCCGTGTAGTCGTATCTTACTCATGTTAGTTTATCTCCTTCATCTATTTAGGATGGTTCGGTTGGCCAAGTTACTGATGTCAAATTTAACTTACCATTAGCATCAAGACTCGGCGATGCTGATGCAGGCAAGTCTCTAAGTGCTTGACGATATGTTTTCCAAGCATCATCATTTGATAAAGTTAAATCTCTAGATTGTGTCCAATCACAAGCAGTTAACCTTCCATCTCTCTCAATTCTGAGCAATCTCATTGGTTCAGCGTTGGTTAATCTCGTGACCTCTGCATTAATAGCAGAATCTGTTGGTTGTGTAATAGATTCATCCATCCAAATCAAAGTTCCATCACCCTGCAAGACATACCCTGCGCCTGGGACAAGAGACATTAATGCGTCTATTTTTCCTATAGTCATGATGCTATCTCTATGAGAGTAATTGTACTGGGGCCATTATATCCATTCCAGACAGCCTGTTGTGCATTACTTAGTTTTTTAAACTGTACCTTATATGTATAACTTGTGCCACCAGAAGTTCCATCGTCAAGTTCGTTTATCGCTGCATTGCAGTAAATAGTTGGGTCAGAAGTGGTACTACCAGCGTTACCACGAAAAGCACCAATAAACGCTGTGCCTATTTGTGTAGATCCTCTAACAAGATTCATTTGAGAATAAGCATCCTCTCCACCATTTGCAATCGCTCCTAAATGACCTTGAACTAAACAAAGAACCGAACCATGTCCAGAAGAAGCTGTGGTAATATTACATGTTAATCCTGTATCAGCATAAGTCGTTGTACTGTTGTAAGAAATATTACCTGTATAGTGTGCTTGTACTATTTGTAAAATCTTACCAAATCCACCAGTCTTTGTGAGACCAGAAGTACATACACCAACGATGTTTGCAGCGGGTATTGATGTTAAACTCGCAGCACTTAATGCTGGTAATGCACCAGTTAATCCAGACGCTGCTGCGTTAAGACTACTAAAAGTCCCAACACCAGCCGTCACACTGACACCAGAGGCATCAACTGTAAAACCAGCTCCAACTATTCCGTCTGTTCCAGATATGGTTATTGCCATTTTTTAATTCAATACCTCCTATATTTATACGATAGTTAATTCGCTACCTGATG